ATAGTTTCCTGATTGCCATTTTTTAGGTAAGAGATAGCTTTGCGGTGTGCTAAAGTATTCTCATCTTCATTGTGCGACCACGCATTGCAACTAATGTAATACTCGTTATCACTAACCTTAAACATACGCTCCCATGCACGACGGCGTTCGCTTACAGGCTTGATGCAAAACTTAGCACGCTGACCTCTAATAGGTTTAACTTCTTCGTAGTGCTTAGCTATCTTGTCAAAGTCAAAGCGTTTACCATTTTGTGCTTGTACATCGTGCGGGGTTCTACCCCAGTATCCATATCCCATGTTAATTCTCCTCGTTAGTTTTGTCGTCGTTATACTTTTCTTCCCAGTAATCAATGAACTGCTCAATCGCATTACTGGTATAAACAGGCACATAGTTACTCACATCATTCTCTGTACCATCTTCCCAAGTTAGTTTAAGTTCCCATGATTTGATTTTCATTTACTCCTCCACATAAATTGCTGAACCAACAGTAGGTACATCTTTGCACCCACCAACGATTGCCCACAAGACAGGGCTTGTCCAATGCCCACCCCAATCACCGCCTACATATCCGTCAGTCAATACGATTGCACACTCAGGCACAATGTTCTTGTCTTTAAGATATGCGGTAATACAACTAGGGCTTGTACCACCACCACCCACAGGCTTAGTAGACACCTTCATCTTGTCTGCATCACCCATGCCATACACTTCATGTCCTACTACATCACTACCCCAGTAGATCAGGTCTACCATCTCGGGATTCACATTGTCCATAATTGCTACTACCTCGGACAGAAAACGATTGACTGCCTCATCGTTAATAGAACCCGATGTATCTATGGCTACAACTACACGACCCATCGTTTCGCTGATTGTGCTAGGCATATAGATGTCATGCTGTAACCATCTACGATTAGGCTTACGCCATGTAGATTCATCTTTACCATTACACACACTACTAACGAACTCACGCAATGCCTCCTTCCAATCTACCTTGGCGGACAGTAAGTCAGTAAAGCATCGGTCTAGCGTACCCTTGACCTTACCCGCTAGGATTGCACCTTGTCGTATAGCTTGGTCAATCTCCTTGGATAGCTTGTCGGCTTCCTCGGCGGTCATGTCCTGTGCTTCCTCCCACCCATGCTCATCAAGACCACCACTACCACCGCCATCATCGTCATCGTCTGACAACTTGTGGAAAACTTCTTGTGCGTTCATGCCACGATACTGCTCATCTACTAAGCCACCCTTAGGTACAGATACAAACCCATTGGTACGCTGACCCTCATCTACAATCTCAAGGTTGATTACATAGTCACAAGCCTTGTTAGCTTTCTGTGGATTGATTGTGTGAAGATGTTTCCATGTAGCTAGGTGACGATACATCTTGTGCTTGTTCTCATGCAAGATAAGACCACGCACATCAGGGTCAGATAGCTTGGCTAGAAAGTCCCGACCATACACCACATCACGACCATTGGTGTAAGCCGTAGGGCACTCATCGGCATCAACTACCTTGACACTACCGACCATCAACACACCACTATAAGCAACGAAATGCGGGTGTTTCATCAACTCGATATGACTGCGTTCAATGCGTTGTTCTGCTGTTAGATTCTTAGATGTCGTTAGCATTTCTTTGCTCCCTAAATTTAATTAAGCGTTTGATAACTTCGTTGTAACTTACATACCTTGATTGCTTGTTTTTAATCTTGGTTTCGATTACCTCCAAGCGTATAGACTCCAACTTAGCAAGCACCTCATCTTCAAGGTGAATGGTTGGGCTTTTACTTACCTCGTAATTAAACATAGCTTCTCCTTTCTAGACCTGTCTAGATTACTGTGCGAACAGGTAATTGTTTGTGGTTGCCCACTTGATGAACTCGGAACTCGTACCTACTGTTGATGCTTTGCCTGTACGCATTACCGATGTTGCGAATAACCCCTGTGCTTCTTTAGCTAAGCGGTTCATATACTTAACCCACTTGTTGATGTTGTCCTTCTCGATGCGTTGAACTGCTGAATAGACCAACATACAAACTGCGGCTGGTGACTCGGGGACTGGTGCTTTGTCGGGGTTAGCCATGATTGTGTCCCATGATGGAATATCATTAGCCAACTTAACCATAGCCATCATGTCATATGTTGCACGCTGACCGATTGTACCGACAAGGCTAGTACCTACTACATTCTCATCAAGATGCTTGGTTGCTTTGAGAATGTCGCTTGCCTTCTCCATACTACGATGCGTAACAAAGGCGGGGCGGGGTGCTCGTGGGTCATTGATATACTCATTGTCCTTAGGGTCTTTGATGTCCTCGAAAGATGCAAACATTTGCGGAAACTCTTTAACTGTAAGGATAACCTCAGGTAATATGCCATTGTCTAGAGCATAGTTATCAATCCAATCATCGGCGGTAGGCTTAGATATTTTTACAGTAGTCATACGATTACGGGCATGGGGCGGTATCATGTCGCCAATACCTTCTTGTGCAAGGTTAGTAGTAGCAAACACAATCGAACCCTTAGGCAAAGTATATGTACCTAGCTTGCGTTCTAAGATGATGCGTAGTGATGCGTTGAATACTGCCTTGCTAGACTTACCTACCTCGTCAAGCATCATGATGACAGGCTTATCAAAGTGAAAGCCAAACTCCTCGTTAGGAATAAAGCTACACACCTCGACACCATCAATGGTACGGATCTTAGGTACTGCAAAGTCACCCACATCTTTAGTAGTCATATCTACATAGCAAGCAAAGTGGTCAGGAAACTTCTCCTTCAATGTCTTGAGCATAGATGACTTGCCAATACCCATCTCACCTTGTGCAAGCACAGTTACCTTATCGCCTACTGCACAGATCAAGTCGGCACATTGTTTGAGTGTTACAGATTTAAATACATTCATGGTTACTTCTCCTTGTTGTTATTTACTGCGTTTAATATGTTTGATACTGCTGGTTCTAAAGGGGTAAGGCTTGATCGTACTACCCAATCCCTTCGTATTTGTAATTCTGTTGGGCTATGATCTATACGCCATTCAATAAATACACGATAGGGTGCTTTATGGTTTGTCATATGAACACAAGCTAACATTCCTTTATAAAGCACCCAATCACCCTCCTTTAAATAACTCAAAATGCAAACTTGCCGAGCATCTCATCGACAGTCCTCTTAGTTTCTAAGCGTAAGCCCTCATCTTCACGCAAGTCTTGGGCTGAGATACCACGCAACTGACCTTCTAACTTACTACGCATATACTCCATCTTCGTATCATTAGTGATATTCAAATGTTTAAGCAAGCCACACAACTGAACTGCGTTCTCCACCAAGCTATCCCTGAAAATCTTTTTGGTGTCATCGTCTGCATAGTCCAAGCGTTCTGACAAACTACCCATCACATCATGCAACTTAGTCCACGCATCTTGCATAGCGTTCTCAATCTTGCTTTGAAATGCACCTTGAAAATTACTACGCAACTCTGCCATACCCGCTTCGCCAATATCCACACGAAAATCCCCTGATTGCGGTACAGGGCTGAAAGTATAGAAAAAGCCAAACTTATTAGCAACTTTCTCAACTGGTGGATAGTCCTCACGATTAAATAGGTCACCGAGGGCAAATGCTGACGAGGCTACAAGTGTGTCGTACTCAGCCAAGAAATCTGTAACGGCTTGTGAAAACATCTTTTCGTATTCTGTTAGCTTTGCCTTGTAGTCAAAAAACAAAGTAGCGGGGAGCAAACGAGTACCCGCATCTGACCAAGGTGACGACTGACTGTATGACCAATTACGAACTGCTGACGCAATCTTGCCAATCTCCGCTAATTTTTCAGAGCCAGCGAGCAGATTTTTGTGATAGTTACCTGCCCTAGATTTGGTACGCTTAGCCGAGTCAATCTCGTTGCTGACTTGCTTATCTAGCTTGCGACCAGTCCATACTGACAGGGATAGGTCAATCAACATAGCACTACTGCTGATTTTCGAATAGGCAAAGTCGTTATCGCCAATGTTTAAGTTTGTTTGTTCCATTTGATTCTCCTTAGAAATTAAAAAGGGGGGGTAATCTAGACTGGTCTAGAAAACCCCCCAAGCACAAAACATTTAATACTTATACTACATTATAACAGCTTACACCTACCTAGTCAACCACACTAAAAGTAGTACAGGCAATGCGAACCATGTCAATACAGTAAGAAAACCCATGACTGCACCACACAAGAACTCAAGGCTTAACTGCCAGTCACTCTTAAACCTAGTGATTGAACAGGCATACTCAGCATCTCTAAATGCTTCGCTTACACTACGATGGGTGCGGTTAGACCATACAAACTGTGCGGGGTCATCACCTAGATATTGCGTTTTAGCTACTACCTTCTTCGATTTACGGGGGATTCTCATTCGCTCTCTCCTAAAATAAAGCCATATGTAAAACTACTAATCACTAGCCCGAAAATTGCAAGGATAGGTACTTCTTGCCATATCCAAGATATACAGGCACACATAATTGCTACTGATAAACTGAGTATTCCTACGATATAAATATTCATGTTGTCCTCTTTGGGTTAAGTTGTTTAAGCATTGTGATGTCGGTGATACATACATAGTTACTTTTGTTGAGTGGTGCTATGGTAAATCTACGGCTCTTTGCTACTTCATCACCATGTTCAAGGCATAAGCGGTAACCTAAATCTGCTCTACCTTTGGGTATGGCTTCCCCACATTCTCGGCATAGATGCTTCATGTTTTCCTCCTTGTAAAAAATTCAGTCGGGTAGCCTATTGCTAAGCTACCCTCAAAATCTTTTAGCCATTTATTGTCGTTAAGTGAGGTGGGTAAAATGCTAGGCGGTCAAGCCGAAACACCCTAAAGAGAGTCACTCCTACCCACCCAAATATTGACGCATGACTGACGGGTCATGCCACCGAAACTAGGTTAAGTGCTTGATTGTATTGATGGGGTTGTTTAATAGTGTAGAACCCAATGGCGGACATATCCGCACACCAATACATACTTACACAACTTAGCTAGGGACTTTTACCCCTCGCACCCGAACTTATCGGCTTAGTATAGGAAATCATCATATTGCGTAGTGTGCTTGCCAGTATGAGGGCGGTTGATGGTAGAGCAAGGGCAATTAGTCATGGGGTTATGTTTACTTAGCTTTCTAGACTGGTCTAGATTACTTGGCTTACTTAACTCCAATCTCCCATTAGTTATCAACGCAACGCTACGCAAGTCCCGACTATATACTTCGTCTAATTGACCATGCGGTTTGCTTTGCGGGTAAAGGACTGTCAATCCCTCACCACGCAATTACGATATGTTTTTAAAGAACGCATGGGCTGACTTCTCCCATCTATAACTACATTATACGCCCTTATACTAGGTTTGTCAAATCGTCTTTGGGTGTGTGCTTAGTCCCAATCGGTATCGTATGATTGCTGACTTGGTGGTCGTGGTGATGTTGGCTCACGCAAATCCCATTCGTGTGCGGGTCGTTGCTTTGGTCTTTGCACTTGGGTTGCAATCGTGTTGAGTGTTGCGGTGCGGTTGCGTACAAATTCGAGAATAAAATCTCTGATTACATAGCTTGGTGTGTTGTATTCAGCTAGGCACAATGTTTCGAATTTTTGCTTAATCTCGGGTGCTATTCGGGTTGTGATGATGTCTGTGTGTATCTTGGTACGGCTCTTTCTTGCTTTGGTGTTCATACGATGTCCTCTATATGTAATTACTATGTACACTCGGGCGAGTGAACTAGGTTAGTGTATCACAACTACTTTGTATGTACGATGTCTTACGCTATTTCTAGACAGGTCTAGATTACTAGGTGTCAATGCGGTGTTGTTTCGTAATGCTTTGAGTATGTAGGAGTATTTGCACAATCCTCCTATACGACATTTTTAGAGGTCGTTTGGAAAAATACCCCCTTGATTCTAGGGCTTCTGCCAGATTATTCCAATTATTCCAGCTTTCCAAGCATACGAATCCTTGAAGGGGAAACCAAGTATTACCTTGTCATACCTATATATATATTTACTTTCTTTATTATTATTATTACTGGAATAATACAAACAAAATCCCTTGCAAGCCATGTGCCATAAGGGCTACAGATTATTCCAAGCGGTCTGGATTATTTGTGCAAATACAAGAGGATTGTGCAAATACAACAGCTTATAACGGCTTTACAACTTAGCCTACGGCTTACCCGCTTAGTAGAGCATGATAGTACTATGATAGTTTTAGTACAAAAAAATGCCCTGAGAAAATCAGGGCGAAAAAAACCCCGCCGAAGCGGGGTAATCTAGACTGGTCTAGTTTATTCGGAATCTTTTGTAATCTCAATCCCTTCTGACTGCAAATAATCTTCAATCGCTTGGATCATTGAAAACCCGTCATCAAGTTTGTCCTGAATAAAATCGATTGCACCAGTCGCAACACTTGAAAGCACCCAAACATTTTTGAGAGCCGAGATCATTTTTGCGTCATCGTCATTTGCCTTGGCGGGTTTGCCGTTTGCCTTTGCCTTTGCCCTGTTAGCGTTCAAATCCTCAATAGGCTTACCAGTATTTACGGCATTGAAAAATACTTGGTATTGGGTGTCAATGTAACCCTTAGCGTATGGTTTACCAGTTGGGGACACTTTGCCCTCAAACCCGTCAAAAAATGCCTTGCGTACCAGTTGAGTTGTTTTATCTTTTTTGCCCTCGGCAGTTGAGGATTTCAAAAGTTTAACCCCGCCCAAGTGTAATGCCTTTGCACTATCGGTCATTTTTGCCCGCCCTGTTTCGGCAGTTACTACACCCTCAACGAAACTGAGAGTATGAGAGAGAATTAAAGACTCACCCAAAATAATTTTGGCATTGATACCTTTACGGGTTGATGGGGACTTACCCGCTTTACTAGGTACGCCAAGGGTCTTAGCGATATTGGCGATTGAGTTTGATTGTGCGTTTTTCATTTTTAAATCCTTTTATAAGTTAGTGGAAAATACCACCATAAGTAATACTATACTCCCGTTTTAAAACAATGTCAAATTACACTAAATATACCCTTCTATATGCTTTAAATGCAGGTTATCCATTATCTACCTTGGGTAATCTAGACCAGTCTAGAAAACAATAGACCCGCCCCATGTTGTTTTTAAATTCCTTGCGTTACATGACCCCCATGACCCCTTTTAGAATTAGGAGTCCCCTCCCCCACATATGTACTGAGATCTGCACAGTCGATTACAAATTTCTTAACCGACCCCCCACCCCCTATATATTTTTCTTTACAATCTTTTGCTTTTTCTTTACAAAAACACCCCCACCCTCTTTTTATTGGGTCCCCTTACCCCGGGGGGTATATGTATAAAAAATTGCAAAATCTATGCACATCCAAAAAACATGTATAATTGCTGCATCGCAACATAACTATGAAAGGAAGTACCATGTTTGATTTCACTAAACAAACCAAGCAGTTCGAAGAATTGGCAGAGCGCATTAAAGAAGTAAACGAGTTCTGGTACACCATTGTTAAAGACTTCTTCAACACAGCAAAAACTAAGTAGTACCTAGGGGGCCTTGCGCCCCCAATTATTTGTGTTACACTTGCGTCAACTAGGAGTGCCAACTTTTCCTCTTATGACAATTATTGCAACACCAGAAAAACTATTTCCGATCCCCACCAACTTCGAACCCGAAGAAATTGGAGATTTGTTAACCCGTGCCCAAGCTGCATTTAATACTGCAGAGTTTCTTGTCGCCAACGGATGGGATCCAGATCCAAGTGTGTACCGTAAGCAAATAGAGCGGGGCGCAAGAGAAGCAGTAAAACAATTTACAGGTAGTCCCGACGCCAGAAGGCGGCCTTTTAACGTAGAAACTGCGAACTGGCTTAAGGGACTGATTGATAAATACCAAAATGATGTCGTTGAAGACACAATTAAACTTAAGACCTACGTCACAACACGTCTTATAGAAGAGTCAGACCCCACTGCGCTAGGCGAAAAGGCTGGAGACAGGCTGCGTGCACTAGAAAGTCTGGGTAGATTGAGCCAATTAGGCATGTTTGCGGACAAACTAGAGGTTTCTGTCAACACAAAGTCCACTGACGAGCTAAAAGAAGAGCTAATGAAGAAGCTAAGTCGCTATATGGGCGACGTGGAAGAAGTAAAAACAGCCGAAACAAAAAAGAAAAAGATGGTTGTCATTGATTTGGATGAAGAATTAGGCCGTAACAAGGTAAAAAACATAGTAAAAGACGTGGATTTTGATGACTGACGTCCTAGAATTCTTTAAATCACTGCCTAAGGAAGAACGCCAAGCCTTTCTGGACTCGTTGCCCAAAGAAGAGGCAGCAGAGATCATCCAAATACTGGGTGAATTAGAAACCCGAGAGGAAAGAGAGAAATGCCAGACTGATTTTATGGCATTTGTACACCAAGTTTGGCCTGACTTTATTCACGGGAGGCACCATGAGAAGATGGCTAGAGCGTTTGAAGACGTTGCCAGTGGGAAATGTAAAAGACTTATTATCAACATGCCTCCTCGGCATACGAAATCGGAGTTTGCATCTTATTTACTACCCGCCTGGTTTCTGGGTAAGTATCCGAACAAAAAAGTTATTCAAACGTCTCATACAGCAGAGCTTGCAGTGGGCTTCGGACGTAAAGTCAGGAACTTGGTGGACTCTGACGCATATAAGCGAATGTTTCCTGCCATCGAACTACAGTCGGACTCCAAAGCGGCAGGTCGTTGGAATACTAATTTTGGGGGTGACTACTTCGCTATTGGTGTGGGTGGTGCTGTTACTGGTAAAGGTGCTGATATTCTAATTATTGACGATCCGCACTCCGAACAAGAGGCGGCGTTAGCTGCATTTAACCCAGAAATTTACGACAAGACTTATGAGTGGTATACATCAGGTCCACGTCAGCGTCTCCAGCCAGGGGGTGCGATTGTTATTGTGATGACCCGGTGGTCACTAAAAGATTTGACTGCCCAGGTAATGAAGTCCGCAGCAAAACGAGGTGGCGATGAGTGGCGAGTGATTGAGTTCCCCGCAATCCTACCTAGTGGCAACCCGCTATGGCCTGAGTTCTGGAGCAAGAAAGAATTAGAAGCGCTACACACTGAATTGCCTAACAGCAAGTGGATGGCGCAGTATATGCAGGAGCCGACTTCAGATAGCTCGGCGATTATTAAACGAGAATGGTGGAAGATATGGGATCATGAGGATCCGCCGCACTGTGAATTTACAATCCAGGCATGGGATACGGCGCATGAAAAAAAGACGGTCAATGACTATTCTGCATGCACAACTTGGGGCGTCTTCTACGATGAGGAGGACCACAATCTCCCTAACATCATACTTTTATCGGCCTTTAAAGAGCGGTTGGAGTTCCCGGAACTCAAGGCGAAAGCGTATGAACATTACATGGACTATGAACCGGATGCTTTCCTCATTGAGAAAAAGGCTGCCGGCGCACCCCTGATTCAAGAACTGCGTAGAATGGGTATACCCGTTGCAGAATACAGTCCGGGCAAAGGACAGGATAAAATATCTAGGCTAAATAGTGTCGCAGACATCTTTGCAAGTGGTAAAGTATGGGCACCGGCTACTCGTTGGGCAGAGGAGCTAATTGATGAAGTGGCTGCGTTTCCGTCTGGCGAGCACGACGACTTAACTGACTCGATGACTTTGGCTTTAATGCGGTTCAGGGGTGGGGGATTCTTACGGTTACCAAGTGACGAACCGGAAGATATTAAGTATTTTAAATCCAGCAGACATGCTGGGTACTACAACGTATAGGTGAATTATGGGAATTGAAAAAGGTTTATATGCAGCTCCAACATCCATTGATGAAGAAGTGGAGTTAATGGAAGGTCCTGAGTTAGAGATTGAGATTGAGGATCCAGAAGCAGTCCGCATTGGCATAGATGGGCAACCAATTCTTGAGATTGAAAAAGGTAACTCAGAAGAGTTTGATGAAAACCTAGCGGAGAATATGTCCGAAGGTGACCTTCAAGAACTAGCTAGTGACTTAGTTGCTTTGTTTGATGCAGACATCGGTGCTCGCAAAGACTGGGTTGATACTTACGTTGATGGTTTAAAACTGCTTGGTTTGAAGATGGAAGAGCGCATTGAGCCGTGGGCTGGCGCTTGTGGTGTGTTCCATCCAATGTTGACTGAGTCTGTAGTACGCTTCCAGTCCGAAGCTATTATGGAGACATTCCCCGCAGCAGGTCCCGTACGTACTCAAATTATCGGTAAAGAAACAGTAGAGAAGAAAAACGCTGCTTTGCGTGTTGAGCAGGACATGAACTACAAGCTCACAGATACCATGACTGAGTATCGTCCTGAGCACGAGAAGTTATTATGGGCGTTGCCGTTGGCAGGCTCAGCGTTTAAGAAAGTCTACTACGATCCGTCATTGGGCCGCCAAGTAGCAATGTTTATCCCAGCCGAAGACATGATTGTCCCTTACGGCGCAGCTAACTTGGAAACTGCAGATCGTGTAACCCACGTGATGCGTAAGACCAAAAACGAGATTAAAAAGCTCCAAGCCGCTGGGTTCTACTGTGATGTTGACTTAGGTGACCCCGTACTAGTTCTTGACGATATTGAGAAACGCAAAGCTGAAGAGAGCGGTTACACCGCCTCAACGGATGACCGCTATCGTATTCTTGAGATGCACGTCAACTACCAGATGCCTGGCTTTGAAGACGAAGATGATATTGCACTGCCATATGTAGTGACTATTGAGAAGGGTACAAGCACAATCCTCTCAATCCGTCGTAACTGGTATGAGGATGACACCCTCAAGCTAAAACGCAATCACTTTGTACATTACCAATATATTCCAGGATTTGGGTTCTATGGCTATGGTCTCATTCACCTCATCGGTGGCTATGCACGTAGTGCGACTAGTATTATTCGTCAGCTTGTTGACGCTGGTACTTTGGCTAATCTTCCCGGAGGACTCAAGTCACGTGGCTTACGAGTCAAAGGCGACGACACCCCAATCGCACCAGGAGAGTTCAGAGACGTCGATGTACCGTCGGGTTCTATTAAGGACAATATTCTACCCCTCCCATACAAAGAGCCAAGCCAAACTCTGTTCCAGTTACTAGGTCAGATTATTGCTGAAGGCCGTGCGTTTGCAACTGCAGGGGATACTAAGATTTCTGACATGTCGGCTAACGCCCCTGTTGGTACAACCTTGGCAATCTTGGAGCGCACACTCAAGGTAATGTCCGCTGTTCAGGCCCGCATCCACTATGCGATGAAGTCTGAGTTCAAGTTACTTAAGAACATTATTGCTGACTACACACCTGAGGAGTACACCTATGAGCCGGAAGAAGGTTCACGTTGGGCGAAGAAAAGCGACTACGATGCAGTTGATGTTATTCCGGTCAGTGATCCTAATGCAGCAACGATGGCGCAGAAGATCGTTCAGTACCAAGCGGTACTTCAGTTGGCTCAGACTGCCCCACAGCTATACAACCTCCCGCTTCTCCACCGTCAGATGGTGGAAGTCCTAGGAGTTAAGAACGCTAACAAGTTGATTCCTATGGAAGAAGACATGAAGCCGACTGACCCAGTTACTGAGAACCAAAATATTCTTAAGAACAAACCAGTCAAAGCGTTTATCGAACAGAATCACCAGGCGCATATTGCAGTGCACATGTCAGCTATGCAAGATCCGAAGATCCAGTCTATTTTGGGCCAAAACCCACAGATGGCACAGGCTCTCCAGGCTTCCATGTTGGCGCACGTCAATGAGCACGTTGGCTTCGAGTACCGCCGTCAAGTAGAGCAGATGATGGGTATGCCGTTGCCTATGGTGAAAGAAGGCGAAGATCCACCACTCATGTCTCCAGAAGTTGCAGACCGTGTGGCTCAGTTGGCAGCTCAAGCGTCACAACAATTGCTTGGTCAAAACCAACAACAAGCTGCCCAGCAGCAAGCACAGCAGCAAGCACAAGACCCACTCATCCAGTTGCAGCAACAGGAATTGCAGCTCAAAGCTAAAGACATCGACATTAAGGAACGCAAGTTTGTTGCAGACGCAGCAGCTAAAGCAGACCAGATCGAGATTGAGCAAGAGCGAATTCGTTCCCAAGAGCGTATTGCTGGTATGAACGTTGGAGCAAAAGTCCAAAATGACAAGGCTCAGCTACGTGCTAAGCAGGGTCTAGAGGGCGCAAAAATCGGGGTAGATATTGCTAAATCAAAAGAGCAAACAGCCCTTGCACGTGAGAATAGGCAAAACACCAAGAAAGAGGAAAATAGGTGAAAGAACTTGATTATTTAATCAACGAGTTTAAAGAACAGATTTCTAATCATACTCAGTTTTTATCGACGGGACGCCCTGCCAACATGGAGGAGTACCGTCAAGTGGTTGGCGCTA